TGACAAGCAATTCAGTACATTACGATTTGAAATGAAAGAAGGTTACTAACTAATGGCTGACCAAAAATTTGACGGTTACTCAAAGGATGATCTAACTAAAAAGTTAGTCGATGGCGAAACGGGTGGTGTGACATTCGATAATCTTAAGCCAGTAACGGATTATGATTTTGTCGCGACATATGCTGGCCAGGACCCAACAAAGGCTGGGACAGATTTAGGAAAAGTAACAACTGCTAACCCGCCAAAAATTGCCGTTACTGGAGTTAAGTTTGGTGAGGACTCATCTAACATCGATGTTGGTGAAACCAAAGATCTTGTTGCAACTGTTAGTCCGGATAATGCGACTAATAAGGCACTTAAATATTCAACTAGCGATGCGACAATTGCGATTATTGATGCTGATTCTGGTAGCACAAAAGGTATTAAAGCGGGTTCGGTCACGATTACTGCTACATCTGTCGATGATGCATCCAAGAAAGCAACGGTTACTTTGAACGTACAAAAACCAACAGTTAATGTAACCGGCATTACTGCCGACAAGAGCTTGACGGTTCAAGTTGGTAAGACCGCTAAGATCAATGCAGTAATTGCTCCAGATAACGCTACTAACAAAGGCGTTATTTATAAATCAGCTGATCCAACCTTGGCAACTGTTGATGCTGATGGAACTGTTCATGGTGTCAAAGCTACTGATCCGGGCAAAACTGTCCAGATAACATCAACATCGTATGCTGACGGTTCAAAGATTGCTACAACGGCTGTCACTGTTACCGCCGCTTAACAAAATATAAATTACTGAACTCCGCGGTAAACCCGTTGGGGCTCTTTTTTTAAGGAGGAACAAATTATGCCTGATTCAAATAATTTAATTTCCGCGGTTAAAAAGTTCTATAACTCCGGGGATGAATATCTAATTCCAGTGGGAATTAATAAAGATAAAATTCCAGCTCTTTCAAATTATATTGAGGCTCAAAACACCGGCATCCTACTTGTTGATGTCGATAATATTTCTGATACTGCCCCATATGCTTCAAACGAAAATACAGCAGCATTTAAAACCAACACTGATAATACACATGCCAACGTTCTTTCATCTGGTTCTGTCGGTGGCGTAAGTGCGTTACCTATTGGCAGCTTTGATCTGGCCAATACATCTGGTTTGAATAGCAGCGTTCTGCCACAAGATCAATTGTCGTTTCAGCAGGATCAACTGACACCTTATACAGAAAGTAACATCAACACTTACTACTATGCTCAAGGAATGCCAATTGTGCGTGATGGCAAGACGTTAAGTGGCGACTATATCGATATGCTTCTTGGACGGGATTTTGTCATTAAGCACAGTAACAAGGAACTTACCAAAATTATGGTTAAGAATCCCAAGATTTCGTACGACATTACTGGAATTAACTTGCTTAAGTCGGGCGTTGAGAGCGTCTTTGATCAACTCTATCGGAATGGTGGCGTTGGCGAAAAAGCAAATGGTAAACCGGACTATTTGGTCACCGCGTTACCTCGTGAGGACATGAAGGACGTAGATGTTTCTCAAAGAATTTACCGCGGGTTGTCCTGGAAGTACCATCCAGCCGATGCGATTGACGATGCGTATATCTCTGGCGAAATCGATTTATAGGAGGACGTAGAAAATGAAACTTACTCAACATACATTTGACCCTTGGGAAGTATCCGTTCAAATCGACAGCTTGCCATTTACGGATTTTGGCACTGGCGATAAAGTAGCTGTTGCTTGGAACAACGATAACGTTACTGATTCGGTTGATAATAATGGTAATGGTAAATCAGCCATTAACCATGATCATTCTGGTACGTTTACGTTTAGTATTGATCCTAATGCTGCCAATTATGCTCACCTCATTGACTTGGCCAACAATTTGACTGGCGTCCCTGTATCAGTAACATCAAGCTTTGCTCACTTCCATACAGATAGTGCACGAATTACCCGTCCTACTGATACAACTCTTAACGCTGAATATCCAAGCGTCAGTGTCGTACTCAAGGCGTCGGTATTACAAGTGGATCCTGTCACTACTGCATAAAGAGAGATAAATAACGAAGGAGACTTTTTAAGATGACTGAAGAAACCGAGACTAAACAAACTGTAAAAAAAGAAGTTGAAGAACCTATTAAAGAACCAAAATTGGTTAGAACTGAACGAAATGGCATGATTGTTGGCTCTGTAACCCTGTGGGACAAAAAGACCAAGCAAAACATTAAATATCCCTTCAATTTTCCAGGCGTAGAGAATGCCGTTAAGTTTACTGATTTGGCAGATGTTAGTCGTCATGCCTACTGGGATGCCTTTATCAATGGTAATGACGATTTGGGCCTTAACCCGCTTATCGGTACGCCGATTGTTGGTGGCAAGCCGGAGAAAATGAGTTGGAAATTCTGGGAAAACCATTCTGGCGTTATGAAGGTTTGCTCAGAAGCTGACCGGTTTCTTGTGCAAGAACTTAACTAATCACTTTATTCGTAAAACGGATCTTGAGGCATTAATTAATAAATCAACGTCTCAATCAATTGGCTGGACTGCTTATATCTATAATGGGTTAGAAAGCGGACTGCCTCGGCCAATTAAGTATATGAATGCTGATGAACTGTCTGTCTTCAATTGGGCGATTTCTAAGCGCATGGAAGTACAGTCACAAATGCGAGGAGGATTCTAACATGGGGTACGCAAGAAGTGCCAAAGTTGGATTCCGAGTTGTGTCAGAAAATGTTGATGAAATCGACCGTGCCAACGAGAAAATGAATCGATTAATTAGAACCAGTCGTGAGGCCAATAATCAAATGTCTCACTTAGGAAATCGAATGTCGATTCAAGGATTAAATAAATTTTCAAATAGGTACGACAGCTTAATCTCTAAATCAAGTAAATTGTCGGATAGATTGAGTATGGACGCCGATAAAATTAATCAACATTATAAAACCCTTGCTAATAGCTCACGTGAATACGCGAAGCAAATTAGCAGGGGCTTTTCTGGCATTTCAAAAGAATCAATAAACGCAATCAATCGGTTACCTAAAGAAAAAACCTTTAGGCTTAGAACCAACCTTAAACAAACTAAAAATGATGTTGATAGTACTAGCACTCGTGTGCAACGATTCGGCACCAAAGGTAAGACCTCATTTGATAATCTAAGCAGAAGTGGTCGCAAAACGACAAAGTCGTTTAGAAACCTGTACGATGCCGGCAATGACTTTGTGAATATTAGTTCTCAAATTGCTATGGGAGCAGGAATGGTTGGCGCCGCATTCCTTAAATCAGCCAATGAAGCTACAAATTTGCAGAATAAGTATATTACTATCAAAAACTTGTTAAAAACTGGTGGAGAATCGACTTCTCAATCAAAACGTGAAACTGCAGCAATGCAGAAAGAAAACAACCGTTTTGCACTACAGTATGGTGTTTCACCAACAGCGATGGCAAGAGGTGGTGAAGAACTTGTCCGACGTGGATATAACGGTAGTCAGGAATTAGCATCACACAAATACTTCCTACAGGCTGCCAGAGCTTCAGGAGATCCGTATAATGCGGTTGTTAATTATGGTGCTCCTACGCTTGAACAGTTTGGCTATAAAACTAAAGCTGGTAATTCAAGGAAGAAGATGGCTGCCTACACCAAGAAAGTTCTGAACGAAATGGCATATGGATCAGATCTAACTGCCACAAACTTCGAAGGTATGGGAAACTCGCTGAGATATGTTGGTGCAACTGCCCATAGCTCTAATCAAGGGCTTGCCAGAACCGTCGCCGGCGTCGGTGTTCTTTCAAATAACGGACAAGATGGTTCCATTGCTGGTACTGGTTTACGTAAGGTTATGAATTCGTTTGCCGCACCTAATATGGCTGCTAAGTCTCAACAAGGAAAAGTTATGTCAGCCCTGGGGCTTAAGCCATCAGATTTTCAAAAGGCCAACGGGCAAGTCAAAAGTCTTGCTGATAATATGGATGTCTTGAAGAAAGCTACGGCAGGCATGAGCTCTGCTCAAAAATTTAACGTTTTTCACATGTTCTTTGGGACAACTGGGCAAGAATCAGGCTTAATCCTGGCCAATAATACTAAACAATTAAGATCATTAACTGGACAAGTTAGTCGTGCTCAAAAATACGGTAAGAATGGCTATATTGCCAATCTTGCTAAGAAAAATATGGCATCTTGGAAAAACCAAATTGATGTGTTTAAACAATACATCAATATTATGGGCATGGGATTCACTAAAACGGTTCTTCCACTATTCACCAAAGCATTGGGAGTTGCTAACAAATTTCTTAAAGTTTTAATTGGCCTTCCTTCACCAATTAAGAAAGCAGCTGGATATGCTACAGCATTTGCGAGTGTTTGGGGCGGTATTAAGGTTGGCAAGGGCCTTTTAGGGTTATCAAGCAGCCTTCTATTTGGTAAAGGTCGCAAGGTTTCCACCGCATCCAGGGTGCTTTCAACTGCTGAAGATGTCGCCGGGGATTCACCGCTGGTAGGATCGCGAATTAGTCGTGAAGAAAAAGTATCAGCTACTCGAACCGGATTAACTCACTTTGCACCATCCCGTTTAGGTAATGCAGCAACTGCGTTAAGCAGTGACAAACTCCTAAAGGGAATGTCATATGCCACCATTGGCCTTCAAATTGGTGGTCATGCCGTTAGTGCATTTAAGCATGGTATTGACAGTAAACAAGGCGGTAGTCAAATGTGGCAAGCCGGCGGTAATGCTGTCGGTGCTGGCCTGGGTCTTGCACTAAGTGGTGGTAATCCATTGGTTGCCATGATTGGATCGTCTGTTGGTGGTTCTGTTGCTAAATATATTGCTGGAAGCAAATATATTAAAAATCTTGCCAGAGGCGGCAACATTGACGGAAGCAATAGAAAGGAATCTATTCCTGGGGAAACTGGTGCTGGCCTTCAAGGACCCGAGGCACAAGCGGCTAATGGGGTTGGTTACCGACAGGCTATGAATGCTCGTAGTGATAAGGACAGGGCAGGAAATGTAGGGAATTCTGGCCGTGGTAGTGCCTATAAGGCTACTAGTGTAAGTAATGCTCTTGGTTCTTGGACATACGCAAGCCTAAATAAAGCTAATCGTTCGTATGTAAAGCAGGCGGTTAGCCTTGAACGTCAAGGTAACATTGCTTGGGCTCAATCAGCTGGCAAAACCTCGACCAAGGTATCTGCAATATATGGAAAGTTATATAAATTAGCAGACAAGCAAGCAGATAAGCAACTAGCATCGAGCGAAAAAGGATATTCATCGTTAAGAAAGCAAGGATTGTTGAGCTCGTCAGCGGCTGAAAAAGCTACGAGTTCTGAGAAAAGTAGTATTGATAGTAGACTAAACTATTTGAAATCTCATTTGAGGAAAATAAGTACTGACGACAATCTAAGCGGAGCAAAACGCGCAAAACTCATTCAAAAGGTCAATGCAAGAATTCTTTCTCTTACCGATGTTGGTGCAAATAAGCAGAAACTCATTATGAGAAATCTAATGAGCTCAACTACACACTTAACGGTTCACGGATATGCAAAAATTCTGACAAGTAGTAAAAAGAATGAGCAGCAAACGATTTCTAGTGCCAAGAAAACATATAGTGCTGAAAAGAAGTCCGCAAACAAACGCTATGAAACAAATGTTCATTTAGCTAAGACATTGCCTAAGTTATCAGCGTCTCAACGTCGAGGAATTATTCAACAGGCGGAGAAACAGCGAAGCCAGTCTGTTTCTAAAGCATACGAGCAATATAAAAGTTCAGTTAAATATGCAGAAAAACAGCGAAAAGAGGTTGTCAAGCAAGCTAAGAAAGAAGCCGGTGAGGCAGCCAATGCATTTTCCGTAGCTGCTAAGAATGTTGGTAAAAGCATTCCAGCTCTAATTACTCAGAACCTTAAGATAGGGCTATCTACCAGTAATCCTAAGTTCAAATCAAGTGACTTCACGAAAAATATGGCTGCTAATAATCGTCACGGTGGTGCTTTACCTGCATCTTCGTCAAATAATAAGACCTTTAAAGCATATAAGGTGAATAAATTACCTAAAAGTCCATTTGCTTCTCATGCATTAGGAACTAGCGGTGCAGAAATGCACTCACATGCGGCCCTTGTTGGCGAAGGTGGCACAGAACTAGCATATACAGTAAACGGTCGTAAAGCGCGTTTGTTGGGTGCTAATGGTCCTGAAATTACGCATGTTAAGCATGGTGAACGAATTCTTAACCATAGAGACACTAAAAAAGTCCTTAGCGGTTCATACGGCCGTGTATTACCTGGTTATGCTGTTGGGAATACTAAGCTTGGTTCAAGTAATTCTTTGAAATCCGTAGAAAAGTTAAGCAAGAAGACTGTAAAAGATTACAAAGATTTATCAAATGGATCAAGTAAGCAGTTAGACAAATTTAGTAAGAGTAGTAAATCTAAATGGTCTAATATCCATAAGGCAACTTCAAAGATCACGCACAGTACGCAAAAGAAAACTGTTACAGATTATGATCAATTGAAAAAGGGTTCCTACAAGCAACTTGTACAATTTGATAAGGGCAATACTTCTAAGTGGCGAAACATCAATAGCGATACTAAACACTACACGACCAAGTCTAAGAATCAGGCTATCTCGACCTATGACAGCATGCAAAAAGGTGTTCAAAAGCAAGTCAATCAAATGCGGTCAGGGGTTGTAGCAACTGGTAAGGCAACCGCTACAGGCTTTGGTCACGCACTGGGTAAGATGGATAACTACGCGCATTCAGCAATGTCCAATACTGTTCACCAGTTAAATGGTGGTATTAAAGGAATTGATAAAGTCCTTGGACAGTTTGGTGGTAATAGTTCCGTTATCAATGCCATTCACTACGCTAAGGGTTCAAACGGAGAGCTTTCTAATGATCAGTTGGCGATCGTGAATGATGCTAAGTCTGGTCCACGTCAAGAATCTATTATTCGTAATAATTCCCTATTAATTCCGCACGGAAATGACAGGATGATTCCCCTAAAAAAACGTGACCGAGTTCTTAACGGATCACAAACCCAAGAATTGGGACGTTCAATGGGCATTCAGCACTTTGCTAAAGGTTCAGGTGTCTCACACACTGAACTCAACAGAATTATTAGCAAAAATAATGCCCATCCAAACAAAGCCTTTGCAAATGAGTTTTCATCTAACATTTCCAAGTCTAATACAACTCTGGGGAATGCCATTAAAGGTTTAAGCAAGCGATCCACTACGAAGTATGGCAATCCGTGGTCAACTGAGGTTTGGCGACAGATGGATAATGCACGCAGTGGAAGTGGTGGTGCATATGGCAGCGGTACTTGGCTGCATGCTCCCGGTGCTGGGTTCCATGTTACTTCTGGATTTGGCTATCGTGGTGCTGTTTCTGGTGGGCTACCGATTCATGATGGCAATGATTTCTCTGGTGCCCATATTGTTCATGCGGTTCATCCTGGTAAGGTAATTCGTTCTGGTGGTGCTCCTGCTAACTGGGGTGGACCAAAAGGAATTGGCCAAAATATGGTTACCAAATCCGCGGATGGATATTATGTTATTTACCAAGAATTTAACGGTAAGAATAATTCTGGAGCCCATACTTTTGCCAGTGTTGGTGATGATGTTAGAGCTGGTCAAAGGATTGCAGCATTGGGTCCATCAGGAACTCATGTGCATATTGGGGTATCAAAGCATAATCCATTTGCCAATAACCCTGATTCAACCAGTGGTTGGTTTGATGTTACTAAGATGAAATCGACCAAGGCTAAGAAATCTTCCAAAGCAAGTCGCAAGGCTTCATCAGCCTTATCAAAGTTAGTTGCTAAAGAAATATCGCCACAACTAAAATGGGTCAAAAAGCATCTCCGGAAGAGTGCCAGTTCGATTGGATCCCTTGGACTAAGTGGGGGTACTGCTTCACGAGCAAAGACTGTGTTCGATGCCATCAAAAAAGCTTACCCTTCTGCAACCAAATCTGGTATCGAAGCCGTAATTGGTAATTGGTTGCTGGAATCCGGATTAAATCCTGGGATTCAAAACAGTATCGGGGCATCTGGCCTTGGTCAGTGGTATAAAGGAAGATTTTCAGGATTACAGAACTATGCTAAGAGGCATGGAACTTCATGGAAGAATGCCGGTACACAAATTGATTTTGCCCTTCATGGAGATGGTGCAAACAGTACCCTTCTAAAGAGCGTTTTGCGTGGAAAAGGATCCGTTTCAAGCCTGGCAACGAGGTTTTCGAATGATTGGGAACGTGGCGGACACACAGCAGAACACGTTGCCGATGCTAGGAAAGTTGCTATTTTACTTCACAACAACGGTGGTTGGTCAGCTAAGAATAAGTTGAATATTTATGGTGAAAAGGATCCAGAAGTTGCCATCAATCCGAAGAAACGTAACGCGGATAACCTGATTGGCTCAGCGATTGATGCTCGGAGCAAGATTTCTAATTCCGTATTTAGTAATGAATCTCAGAAGAAAATGCATAAGGCACTGCTGGAAAATCTTCGAAAGTATAATCCGCTTAAAAATTTGCCAGGTAAGCATAAGCCTACCGCTAATATGGGCGACAAAGTTACTGTTAACTTAAACATGAACATTACGGTTAACGCTAATGATAAAAATGCTGGAACTAAAGTTGCCAATGATATTTCCAAGCAGGTCAACGAACAGGTTCAGGCAATCTTTGGCAACTTAATGGCTAAAAGAGAAGGAGGGTTTATTTAATGGCAGCCACGGCAGATATAGCTAAAAATGCCTATAATTCAACGCTTTCCGTTTTAAATAATGTCAAAGCAGCGTATGATCAGGCAAATGCCGACTATCTAGATAGCCTCAACGATCAAGCTAATGGCGCCGGACTCGATATAAATGAGTCGGCTCATCAACTCATGGCACAATATGTAGTTGGCGATTCGCCATATGTCGGTTCCCAGTATTGCATCCCGTATGGTGGTGGCTATTTAATTTCCTATAGTTCCGGAGAAGATACAATCTATCAGCAGATGGATAGTTCGATGAAGTATGTTTCTAAAATGACGGTTAAAAATGGGGGCCACGGATCCTCGTTCGGAATTGATGGCTCAGGGAATATCTGGGCTTCTGTCAGGCATAATGGTTACCAAATAAGTAAGTTCGCTTATCAGCCTGGGGCTTCGATTGACGCAAGTTCATTAACGTCGCTCTACAATTCACCTGATCTTTTACGAGTTAATTATGATACCAGTAATAACCTCGTTGGCTACACTACGGCGGAAAGTTATTGCGTTTGTGACCCGGGAAATTTAAGCAATCCTAAAAAGACAGTTAGTCTGTCAGCAATGGGATTTAGTATTGGACAGCAAACATGGCAATCTCAATCACTGAGTTGGCCATATGTTTTCTGGCAAAGTGGCGCATATAATTCCAATAGTGATCCAGCGACTGTTGGATGTTTTAATGCTAATACAAATACTAAGGAATTTGTCAAAAGCTATCTAACGAGTAGCTATGGTATGAAGTATTCCTATAATGAGCCAGAAGGAATCTATTCAACTGGATCTGCTGTTTTAGTGACGTTTAATAATAATGATAATGGATCGAACTCGATTAACTATCTATTTTCAATTCCTACACTGACGGCTGATTCAACGGTTAGTGAGCGTTTAAAAGCATTGAATAATTTAAAGAAAGCCTTAGCCGATGCTAAAACGGCATTCAATTCTGCTAAGTCTGATTTTCAAAAATATCAATCAACTAGTAAAACGATTGTCAAAGATACGCGAATTTATAAAAATGCGACTAAAGATGTTAAAAAACAAAAGAAGTTGGTTGCAAGCACCAAGAAAAAGATAGCCATTGTTACTAAGCAATATGCCAAGGCAACAAGGACTAAAAAGCAATCTTTGAAAAAGCAACTTGATAACTTGAAGAAAGTTTATAAAGAGCAAAAGTCTGCATTAACTACACTTAAGAAAAAACAGTCGACAGCTAAATCAAAGCTTTCAAAAGCCCAAAGAAAATCATTATCCGCTCAAAAAGCCACACAACGGGCAATCCTGAAGAAAGCAATTGGCGCCGCAGTGATGGCTGAAACAGGTGGTAAAGATGTGACGTGGATAACGCCTGTGAACCCTGGCAGCAAGGAAAGCTATGCGATTCTCTGGCCTGATAGTGAAGACTTTTCGGAAACAGTTAACGTTAATGAAACGGCAGTCATCAAGCACACACCGATTAATACGGTCACTCAGGCGGGCACCGAAAGTATTTCTGTTGGGGGCGCCTTAATTGGTGAAGATGGTTCAGTTCCAACATTGGTTAAAAAGTTCGAACGGATCAGAAAATGGGCTGAAAATACAGCCGAAGTATCACTGATCGGGCAAACGTCTTTCCCACACGCGATCATCTCGGGAATTGACAAGCCGCACGATACCTATTTGACTAACCAAGTTCCGCTAACCATTACTTTACAGAAGGTGGATTGGGCTGATTCAAATGTCAAAAAGAAAGCCAATTCATCGAAAAATAAAGGCAAAGCTAAAAAGACGTCAGGCAGTGGTCACAAGCAAAAGAATAGTAAGAGTGCCGTTAAAACAGTTACGACTAAGCCTGGTGACACGTACTACAAGTTTTCATTGAAATATAACGTTAGTGTGGCCCAACTACGTAAATGGAATAAGTATCCTGATAGGTCAATTCCGGTAGGCGTAAAGATAAGAGTTAAGTGAGGAGGCATGAGCTATGAGTCTAAGAGATAAACTTATCGTTGATACGAGTGACATGCCTAACTATGTTGTTTTGCCTATCGGAGCCGAAAATTTCACGATTGAGTTATTTTATCGTGAGAGATACGATAATTTCTATTTCAATTTATATGACTCGGATGACAACCCCTTAATTACCGGAGAAAAGCTTGTTTATGGTGTCCCACTATGGAATATCAACGATGCTAATCTTCCCAGCGAGAGAATCGTCCCTCTAGATGAAGCTGGAGTAGAAAGTACCGTCAGCATTGATAATTTTCAGATATCAGTCTTTCTATATTTTGATGATCTTGATCCATCGATTGAAGATCCAAGTACTGCTGATGTTGATGAGAATGACACTGATAATTCTGATCTGCTGGATGATGATAATGGTAGTTCACTAATTGAAGATGAACCTTCCGATGATGATAATGAGTATGCGCTCCCGGAAGATTGGAGGGATGAGCAATGAAACTCGTTAGGCTTTATCGAAGGCTTGAGATTGATGGCAAAAAAGGCAAGTTGACACTAAAGAGCTATGCCAAAGTACCTGATAACATCTCAATGGATATTGAAGCGTCCTATGCATCCGGTAGCAAGGAGACGACGCAAGTTTCGATGATGAACTTGCCGGCTGAAGATATTAATTATTTGACGAAGGGTTCTAACGCTCGGGTTTATGGCGGCTGGTATGGTGAAGATGGCTCATCGAATAACGTCGGCATCATCATGGAAGGCAAATTGGCAACACCAACGCCATCGACAATCGATTCATCAGGAAAAACCACAACAATCACTATCGTTGATGGCAGTGATTATGACAAACTTCCTGAAGTTAAGAAAAAGGCGACTACTTCAAGGTCAATTTCTGCGCAAAAAACGCTTGACCAAACAATCACTGCTTACAATAGCAAGATGAATGCACAGCGCCGTAAGTGGATTGATAACCATCCGGGTGCCACAAGCAAACAGCTTCGAGCTTATGGGCATACAATCATTACCAAGAAAAATGCTTTTGCCAAAAAGAAACGACAAGAATATGTTAAGCAAAAAGCTAACCATACTGCTAAAGCTAAGGTAACTAAAAAGACTAAGTACAAACCCTTATCTTTTGCAAAAAATACCAAGGGTTCTTCAATCATCAAAAAGATTGCCAAGGAGGCCGGGATAAAAATATACAAGCTAAAACTCGTATACGATAAGAAGTTTACCAAGGGCTACACGGCTAAAGCAAAACCGATGAGTGCCATTAAGAGTATTGCTTCGCAGTGTAAGACACCGATAGCTTATCCTAATGGTCGATTGGAGATTGCGGATTATTCCAAGAACAAAAAATCGAACTTCTATTTGAACTATGATACCGGAATGCTTGGGGAGCCGGAACCTCAAGACGATTCGGATGATGGGCTACAACACTATCAAGTTGTAGCTCTTTTTAGGCCGTATTTTACGGTTGGATATATCTTTCATATTGAAAGTACAACTTTGAGTGGCTGGGTACTAATTAATAGCGGCACAACGTCTATTACTGATGATTCAGGAACATCAACACTTGATTTGGTTGACTACTCTAAATACAAAAAGAAGAATTCAGCTTCGGTCAAAAAAGCTGAAACCAAAGATAAAAAGACCAAAGCGAAGTTGGACGCTGCTAATCGAAAAAAGCTTAAGGAAAAGCAGAAAAAGAGGCGTGCCAAATGATTAAAAGTCGTGACTACATTAATGAATTTTTTGATATGTTTCGGGACGATGTGATGAGTGATATTCATGGTGCCATTCGCTGCAAAATTGTTAAGGTGAATGCCGATAAAACGTACGATGTTCAGCCGTTGGCCTTGTTTTCGGATGGAACCAAGCGGCCACAGCTTCTGAGCCTGCAAGCATCATTTATCCCGATTAAGATCAAATACCACGACGACATTGGCGACTCACATAGTTTTGATCCATTCTATGCAGAAATGATAATCAACTATCAAGTGGGGGATGTTGTGGTGGTTGTGTTTGAAGACCGAGATACCTCTAACGCCAAGGGCGATAGTGTCTACAAGATTGATAGCAAACGGATGCATGATGCTAACGATGGCGTTATCGTCGGCAAGATTGATATGAAGTAGGTGAATTAAATGGCAACGGATGTCTATATAAATGATCAAGGCGATTTTGAGCAAGATGATAAAGGCAGCGTGGCAATGGTTGACGGTCTTGATGAAATCGCACAATCATGTATGATCGCCCTGAATACCCGCAAAGGTGGTTGGGTTCTTGATACCAATGAAGGCCTTGACTGGGGAGCTGTAATTGGAAGCAATGTTCACGATCAGTTTGTGACTGCGGCGATTAGAGAAACGCTTCTTGAAGACCCGCGAATTGATGAGATTCACGATGTAGATTTCGAACGGGAAGCAAGAGTGCTCAAAGTTCACATTACGATTGAAGTTAAGAATCAATTGAAAGAAGTTGTATGGGAGGCGGGTGTCGTCAATGATTGATGAAAATGGTTATACGCCGCTGAATTATGATGATGCTTTAGATACCGTTCAAGGATTTATTCGAAGAGAAAACGGAGAAGATACCAATGTATCGCCCAGGTCATTTTGGGGAACGCTCGCCCGAGTTTTGGCCAAAATAGCCGTCAATGTTGATCAAAACGGTGAAAATGTTCATGACTCTGGCTACATTCAGCAATCTACGGGTGTAAACCTTGATCGGGTTGGTGGCAATTACGGGTTAATGCGAAAGCAAGCTGAAGCAGCAAGCGTGACCTTATCATTTACTGGTACTGCGGGTTATGTAATTCCGACCGGTACTGTATTTATGGATGACAAGGGAAATGAATTTTACACCGTCGATGATTGTCAACTTGATATAAACGGAGTCGGATCAACAATTGTTGTTTCAAGCGAGTTAGGATCACAATACAATGTTGATGCAGGTACAATTGTTAACCAACAATCGCCTGTTGAAGAAATTGATAATGTAACCAATTCACAGGCAGCCGAGGGTGGTCAAGATATGGAAACAGATCTTGATTTTAGAAACCGATTGCTACTAGCATCAAATTCCAATGAATCTGGGACAATTAATGGTGTATACACTGCATTAATGAACACTCAGGGAGTCACTGCGGTAAAAAGTGTCTACAATGCATCAATTAGTGATAATGATTCGTATGGGAACCCGCCAAAAACAGTTCATTATTACGTACAAGGTGGGACCGATCAGGATGTGGCCAACACAATTTTCCGAGTTGGAGGCGGTGGAATTGCGCTTTATGGATCTCTAAGTAAGACGGTCATAGATGATTCTGGTTCAACTCAAACAGTCTTCTTTGATAGGCCACAGGAAACACCAATTTATGTCAAAGCGTCTATTAAAGTTAGTGATAGCTTTGATCAATCTGAGGGAACTGATGACATTAAAGCCGCAATTGAAGGCTATATTGAAAGCCTTAAGATGGGAGATACAGTTGTTACTAATCAATTCTTCTCTAATGTCTATGCAATTGACGGCGTCAACTACGCAGACATTACAATTGGAACAGATAAGAGCAAATTAAGCACCGACAATATCATTTTGACTGCTTTTGAAATCCCAATGATTGATGATGATAATGTGGAGGTTGACTATGTATCAAACTAGTTATGATGAAATATATCCACAAATATTTAGAATGTTTGATCGGGGGCTGGCTGTTGGAACTGGTAGCAACATTAATACGGTTATTCGTGTATTATCTGACTTTCAGCTCTGGCTTGATAATGGAGCAGAAATGATTCAAAGTTCGTGGATAATTGATGAAGCGGTTGGCGAACAGCTTGATGAGATTGGTGATGATATCCATCAACCCAGATATGGAGCCAATGATGATACTTATCGGTTTATCCTCAAAACAAAGATTTTGGCATCACATTCCGGTGGAACCATTAACGACATTATCAATATCATATGCAATGCTTTACAAATATCAACAATAAATTCAGGAGTAAAAGTTCATACTGATTATCATTGGGATGGTACCAAAATGGTTGGGAACCCACAGGTTGTTGACATTGATAACCTTCCAACTAGTTTAATATCATCAAGCCAATCACTGATAATCCTCATGGATCGTCTATCATCAGCTACTCTAAACGGAGTTACGATTAATACAATTGCGTTTATGAACGATTCTAAGCTAATTGAATATATAGGTGTTGGGACTCAGTCCATCATGGTTAAAGAAGTTAATGTAAAAGGAGGCAATTAACATGGCATATGACTTGGCAAAAGTAACTGCTAACGGAAATAACCTTATTGCTCAAATATTAGCGAACAAGTCATCACTAAGCGTTGATAAGATAGAAATAAGTGATACTCAATTACCATCGACAACAGACATCTCAACAATGACATCTGTTCCAAAGGTAGTACAAACTGTTAGTGCAAACGGATTCTCTAAAAATAGTAATACCTTGATTATTTCAACAGTCGTTGATAACTCATCCATAAGCGCCGATTACAAGGCATGGGTATTTGGAATTTGGGGATCTGATTCTCAAAATGGGCAATCACAATTAATTGCAGTTATCACATCAACAAATAGTCCAGATACAATACCAGCTTTTTCTGGTAGGACTCCGGTATCATATACGTATAAATTCAACATTGGGTTTTCAAATGCAAGTCAAATTCAATTTAATATGATTGATGATTCGTTTGCTACCAACGATACAGTTGTTCATACGACTGGTGATGAAACAATTGACGGCCAAAAGAAATTTAAAACAGATCCTACAGACAGTGCAGGGAATGCTTATGCCAAGACGGTCGACGTTAATCAGCAACTGGATAAAAAAGTAAATGTTTCAGATATGCGTAAACCTGCTAGCGATGTAGCGGGAATTGAAGAAGTTAACGCCAAGCAAGATAAAATTGGTTACACACCTGCTGATGATAGCAAAGTTGTTCACAGTACCGATACATCAAATTGGCAAAAGCAGGCAATGTTTAATCCTGGAGATTACAGAATAGATTCAACTACTCCAACTGCAGATTTTGCCACATTACTGAGAAGTAAGTATGATAAAGGTGGTATAGTATATATCCGTGATAACAACGGACCTAGCTACGCACAAATCGTTGATGCTGTCGTCATTTGCGAAGGAGATAGTTGGTGGTATGCATATGGGGTTACATGGGATGGAATTTTTGCGCACAGAAGAATAAGGGCAACTGATGATACTGGGTGGGTTCTTAATGCTGATGACAGTAAAGTTGCCCACCTATCTGGTGCTAACAATTTTGACACCGTTCCAACGGTTAACAATAATCCGTTGCTTCTCGCAAGCAGTTTACCATCTGACCTAGCACGCACAGGTCAAGATGCCAACTTTACAGGAAAACTTCAAAAGTCTGGGATTGATGTGGCAACCAAATCAGATGTTACAACTGCTGTTAATACCGCAACAAGTAATGTGGTTACAACTGATAAATTAGCAAACTTTACAGCAGGCTTGCAGTCTGGAGGTGTTTCAGTCGCTACTAGCGACGATTTGAAAAGCGTTGAAGACTCGGCTTGGCGTCAATTAGACAGATCACATATCAACTCAAATTCCACTTTTGTTTATAAGCTAATTGACAATTCAAATTTAGTATTTTTTTGGCAAGGGTTGGCCAATGAACAAGGTAAAATAGTCACCACCACTGCAGATCTGTCATCTATTTTTAACGGTCTTAAACTTAGCAGCGCTTGTGCGGCGTACTATGGCGTAAATATCGCAAGCAACATAGTTTGCAAAAACAACATTTTAAGCTTTTATGGAGAAGGTGACTTCTATACAACTTCTGATATGGATACAAGTGCATATCCTTGCATGTGCTTGGCAACGTATACAAGCCTAGTAAATTAAATGGAAAGAAGGATATTTTTATGACTTACTATGTAACACTTGATACCGATGATCGGGTATTCAATTTTGGCAAAATATGATATAATTTTTCCGTGGATAACAGCGCATTCACTGTTGTTATTCATACCCCTCAAGTGTATATTCCCCCAGAATATATACCTCTAGATATATTCATACTTTTTCATATATCCCCTAAAAGTATATGAAAATGCATCTATCTACGGATAGGTGCTTTTGTTTTGCCTGAAAACAGTTCTGAATCAGATAAGTTTCAGAAGCAATTCCTACTGTAAACGAGTATTAGGTTAAATGCTTGACACAGTTTACACTTCGCAAATACACTGGGAGTACGCAATAATTCTTATATGGGAAAGGAGACTTATATAATGCCTATTTTATCTGAAGAGATGAAAGAAATGGTTGGAAAACAATTACCATTTCTAGCAACTGCGGATGAGAATGGAGTGCCTAAAGTTGGTCCTAAAGGATCGTTACATGTACTGGACGATTCACATCTTTTGTATTTTGAGCATACCTTTCGACATGCCTATCACAACTTGCAGCAAAACAACTATGCGGCAGTAGCAGTGGCTGATAGAGAGGCTCAGAAGGGCTTTCGATTTGAAGGAACAGCTCGGATTTATGAAAATGATTCCGTATCTAAAAAGTATTTACCCCCGAAAATTTTTGACCGTTTTCCACGTGCAGCAGTGGTCATTATTGATGTGGAACACATCTTTAAGTTGGATAATACTTTAGAAGCGGGTACACAAATCAGTTAACATTATTAGCATAACAATATATGCAAATTAGCCGTCTATGAAAATAGATGGCTTTTCTTTTATCCCAAAATAGAAGGGAAGTGAGGCCATGCCATTAAGCGATCAGGATCATCAAATGTTATTGAAACATGGCAAAGAATTATCGGATCACGAACGTCGGATTACTGATCTTAACAATAAAATGACCGACACGCTAAAAAGTGTCGATGAAAGCAACAAATATTTGCGGGAACAAAACAACCGTATCTTGGAAGCCGTCATCCGTGGAGACGAGAAAAGTGAAAATCATAAAAATGAGATGGAAGTTATCAATCGTCAGAACTTGTGGAAGGTGGTTACCATTGCGATCGGGTCCAGTTCCGTAATTTATTTGATTCTACAACAATTAATGCACTTTATTCATTAGGAGGAATTTAAAAATGTTAGATAAAAAGTATTGTACAGTATCAATTTTGTTTGCTGCAAATGTTGCCGATGGTGGCCGGACGATTGATGAAGTTCCGACACCATTTAAAGCGGATGTTCAAGCATTACTCAAAACAGATGAATTATCTAGTGAACCAACCTTACCAGTAGCTTCAACAGATTCTGGTAATGGTTTTGCAAAAAATGATACCCAGGAGGTGGCCAAATAATGTTCGCAATTTTAACTAAGACTTTTAACTATTTACAATCAACTGGCGTTTTGGCTGCAGGAATTGCTTTTATTCTAGCCGTTTGGAAAGCCGCTTTGCCACTTGCTCAAGCACACGCTAAGACCGCCCAAGAGAAATCGCTTTTAACCGCGATTGAAGGACTAGTTGCCCTAAATGCCCAGGTAGCAGCGTTAAGTAAGCAAGGCCGTTTTGATGCTGTGCTTAACGGAGCATTAACTTTTGCTAGTGATCGTGGTTACACGTGGGCTAAGTCAGACTTGATTAAAGGATTCATTGAAGGCATTTATCAAGAGTACAAGCGTTCAGGCAAAGATATTGCCCCTGTTGCTACTACTCCTAGTTCTGACGTTGTTGAAGAGAAGCCTGAAGTCGATGCTCAATCAACAACCGATAACACGAATGCCAAAGTAGATACTTCGAAATCAGATAGTACCGATACTGTAGAAAGTGACGGTGTGGACGACATTAAGCAACTTGAAGGTGAGGTTGAGAAATAATGGCATATTCAATTATTGTTGATACCTCATCTTTTCAATCTGATTCCCTTACTTTTTTTAACAGATTAAAATCTTACGGTGTTTCTGGTGCAATTGTTAAGTTAACGGAAGGATCCTATTATACTTCACCTAAAGCCGCTAACCAAATTGCTAATGCTTATAAAGTGTTTGGCGTGGTAGCTGCCTATCATTTTTGGCATGGTGCTTCAAATGAGGCTGCCTATTTCCTAGATAAAGTTAAGAAAATGGGATTAGATAAAACCACTTGGCTGGCACTTGATGTGGAAGCCCCAGATTTACCGCAGAAATGTACTGCCGGCATCAATAAGTTCCTAGGCTATCTCTATGCCAATGGCTACCACAACTTAATGGTTTACGGTTCCACTTCATGGTTTAAAGAAGGCCGGATTAAGCAAGCAAATCTGCACAAGTATGCTAAGTTATGGGTAGCGGCTTACGGCACTTCACAGCCGGGAATTAATCATGTGGATATTTGGCAATACACTGATCGGTTTAAAGGAATGTCGCTTGATGCCAGTTATGATTTCAAAGGTATATTAAAGTCAAACGGTAAATCAGACACACCAATCAAACCGTCATATTATGCTTCTAAGGGATTGTTTGAGGTAAAAGCTGATATGGTACACGCATACAACAAGTTGCCCCTCAAAGGAAATAAGAACAAGCGATATGTGCGTTTCGCTAAGGGTAGTCGTTTCTATGGAGTCGCAGTTAAAAATGGTGACATCTACTCCCTCAAGACACAAGTTGGCTATGTAACAGCTAACAAGGATTACGTAGACTTGATCAAAGAAATTAAATAAGGTATGTAATAAGGGTCCACTCAGATTAAGTTCTGGGTGGGCCTTTTTTGCTTGCACGCAATATATTGATTTTATGGTATTTATACGTTGAAAGAATCTACATATGAAGAATTGGCGCAGAGAATTTTAATTTTGATTATGGGACGTTTCGACAGTCCAAAACTAAGACAAATTCCTAACCACCTATACTTGAATTTACCTTAGCCTTCCTTTATACTAAAAGTGCAGGCAGGGTCATCCTGTACTGGCCACAGCAGGGTTGCGATAGAAATATTAAGCGTAATTTAAGTACGCCGTCCTTGCTGGATTCCCTGGCAAAGGGAATTTACATAGACTGTTTCCCATTCCATATAATGGAGTGGGATTTTTTGTGTATTGAAAAAGTAAAATTAGCCGGATAACTGTTTACATTTTCGTTAAAAGGTGTAAAAGTGTGGACACAATGCAGAAATATCCTTATATAGCCCATCTGAAGTGCCCTACAATTGTTAGACAAGTAA